TCGGTATAGATTCGGTATAATTTTTTAGAAAAATTTTTATTTTTCCTTATAAAACCGAATAGTACAGATACAAAAAAAGAGCCGAAAAGAATCTTGCGATCCAATTCGGCTATGTATATAAGGTTTTTTAAAATGCCCTTGTAGCTCAGCTGGTAGAGCAATTGATTTGTAATCAATTAAACCCCCAAGATAAACTAACTATACTTAGGCTTTTAAAAAAAAGTATAATGAAAGTATAATTTTTATATTTGTAATTATTTCTAAACATAAACTTCATGTTAAGAAAACGATAACACATTATAAACTTTATACCACTTAAAATATTTTACCCACCACTATCCCTAAAAGTCAAATGACTCTCATCTGATCTAAAAAGATCAAACCTATTCTGTTATTTTCTTTTTCTTTTTTTTACTTTCTTAGCAGTCTTAGCTGCTCTTTTAAAATTAGCTGCTGTTGGTGCACCCTTAGTTCCAGGTTTTCTCATTCGTTCACCAGAACCAGCTTTGATTCTTTTTCGCTTAGCTGCGATGTTGGCATAAAGCCCTTTTCGTTTTGCCATAACTATTTTTCCTTTTCTATTAGTTTTTTGTAATCATCTTTTTTCATACAATCGTAATGAGCTTTATCTCCACCATAAAAAGCTACGAAAGATTCTGAGTTAGTCATTGGAGCCTGGCAGTACCTACACTTACCTATATCAATTACTAATATGCTTGGTTTCTTCCAAAGTTTTTGTGCCACTAACAATCCCACTTTCTAAGTGCTTTGTTAATTCTACTGTTAGGATCTCTAGCTGTTTTCTTAGAAGTTAATTTCTTTTTTAGTCCTAGCATCCTCTTGCAGAAAGATCGTCTTCTTTTGCTAGTCTTAGATTTTGTTGGTGCTTTTAGATTAGCATTGTTAGCTCTGTTGTAGGCAGCTCTACCTTTAGCATTGAGTCCACCAGACTTTGATTGTCCAGCTTTCTTTGTCCAAACTTTACTTGCCATTATGCTCCTTGAGATTCTTGACAACCAAACTTAATATAAAGACCAAGTTTATTAACATCATCTTTACCTAGTTGGATTGTTTGATTTAAAGATTTTTGGTAGCCATCAACCATACAAGTGTAACTATCCTCATATACAGTTGGATAGGTTATTGGTGGCATACAACTATTTTCAACTGAACTACATAAAACCATAACTAAAACAATATTCATTCATTTTCTTTCTTATTAATTTTATGTAATTTATCTTCTAGCTCTGTAATTTTTTTATTTGCTGAATCTAAATCTTGTTGTGAGTGCTCTAGCTTTTGTAGGCATCTTTTGTTTGCACTATCCTTAGATTTACCAGCATCTTGTAGTTCGGCTACTTCTTGTTTTAAAATACGAACTTGCTCTTTATACTCATTAATGAGTTCTAAGTTTTCCGACATCAATTATTTTTTATTGTTTCTAAATACTTGAGTTCCCTTAATTCCAAAAATACTAGCAACGACAAGAATCCATAAATTTGTAAACCAGCTAGGAAGTGCTGCAAAATGTTCAAAGAAAGTATTTACTTTGTCCATAGCTTGTGGATCATCTGACCATACTGCCCAAGCCAAAATTATTATTGGGAAACTTAAAATTAAAAGACAGAACTCATCCTTGTAATCGTTTTGTCTAGCTTCTAATAACTTACCTTGATACTCAGTTTCGCCTTTTGCCATCTTAGTGGCTGCCATGTGTTGAGCATCTGCCATAGCCATTTTAGTTTCTTGTTTCTTTTTATAGATATGAGTACCAGCATTTAAAGCTAGTTTGACTGCACTTAACCACATAATGTTCTCCTATAATTTTGCTGATTGCATTTTTTTAGCAAGTTTATTTGCTCTGTTAGGTGTTTGCTTTGCCCATAAAGAGTCTAGCATTTGGAAACTAGCTTCTCCATAATCTTCATTATCAAGAGCTTTCCACATATTCTTAAACTTAGAAACTCCACCCTCACCAATTTGATACACCATATTAATTATAACTTCTTTAGCTGTATTGTTTATTGGTCTGTCAGCTATCAATCTTTCTGCTGCATCTAATGTTGTTTGAAAGTCTTTTTCAAAAACTAATTCACCCTCATCTTTTGTGTATTCTACACCATGTTCATAATCATCTTCTGGTGTAACTTTATGACCATAGAATATAGTATCAAAACCCTCTGAACATTTATAAATCTTATTTACATAACCCTCACAGGCTTTTATTTCATCTTTTACTTCTTCGTACATTTACATACCTCACAAATACAAATATCGTTATCCCAATGATGTGTGTGCAATTCCTGTTTACAATGGCATTTACAATTACAATCTTTGCACTTTCTTTTTTTTCGTTTTTTTTTCTTTAGTTCTTGACCAACATCAAAAGTTAAAACATCTTCAACTTTTTTTGTCATGCCATCAAGCCAACCAAAAAATTTGTAAATTAATTTGTCTATCATTCCAATATCAATTTCTTGATTGAGTATGATCCATCAATATTTTTCTCTAGCTCTGCTTTTGATTTAATACATCTGTATTCAATGTTATTTCCAGTATTGCTACGATTGGCAACCCTCTTACCTTTAAGGCATGAGCTTAAATCTGGTTGTAATCTTGCTTCCTTGATCTCATTATTGACTAGCATTAATAGAGCTATAACCATCATTTGTTCCATTAGTGTGTGCCATTTCTAAGTTTATCTATTACTTTTTGTATAGATATAATTTGTTCTTTAAGGTGATCTATATTGACCTTGTTATATCTTGATGCTTCAATTTCTTTTTCTATAGATTCAATTTGTCCAGCAAGATGTTCTATCAACATATACATCTCTAGGTTCTTAGGTTCTTGCTCAGCTTTTTTTAAAAGATCAGCAGCAAAAAGAGTGTCTGCTGTTTCTAATGAACTAATCCTACCAGTTAAGTTTGCCCAACCCATAACTGCTCCACTAACAACAATAATTATGCCAATTAAATTTGCTAAAGGAAGTTGTAATTTAGACTCTGAACTTACTCTGATTGTATCATTATCTTTTTTCATTTAATAGCCTATTGGTGCAACACAAAAAGCAAGTCCTACAAACATTAAAATTAAAATTCCTGTAAAGTAGTAATTCATAGTTAAGCTCCATATTAATTTCCATGATCTACCATGAGTAATTCAATACCCATTTGTTTTTGTAATTTTGTTCTTGATCTGCCAATTCTTTGAATTGTGCCATCCTTATTTCTTTTAGTTCTGTATGTGTTTGTTTTCACATCTATCAATCTAATAGTTTGTCCATCATGGCTAACTGCCACTAAATCAAATGGACATTGAGGATCACAAGATTTACTTATGTGCCAACCATCTTTAGTTAAATTAACTATTTCCTGGTATTCTCCAATTGTGCCTTTGATGTGTGTGTTTAGCTTACTAAGTTTGCCACCAGGCTTAATAGACTTGATATGCTTATGGTTAGAATTACCCATGCAATTTTTTTAATATTTTTAATCTCTAAATCCAAATGGTGTAAGTGATTGTGTGTAATTGTTTCTAACTTTGCGTTAATAAGTTTCATCTCACCTTGTAATTTTATTATATCAATTGAGTTCTTTTGAGATTGAGTAGCCATTAATTTATAACCTCATCAACCAATTCACCAGTAGGTTCAATTCCAAAAGTTACTGCTCTTAGATAAGCAACTACTCTATTTTTATCTTTCCAGTTTGCAGCAAGATTTAATAATTCTTCAATACCATTTTCACTAACCATAGCTTCTGCTAATTCATCTGATGTTTTAGTAAAGTTTCTTTTTGCCATCCATTCACCAGCAGCAGTAAGAAAAGAAAATGGAAATTTAGTAGCATCTTTGAATAAACTTTTTTCAGCAGATTCTTTGTAAAGTAAATTAGCAGCAGTTGATGATCCAGCTTTTCCAGATTTACCAGTAGCTTTTAAAACATTTGCAAATTGAACGACTGAGTTTTCTATATCGCTATATTTAACCTTACGATCTTTAGTTTTTGCTAACTGATATAACATTTCTGTGAAGTTACTTTTTGTAGCTTCATTTTTCATAATAGATTTATAAAAAGTAACACCAGCACTAGCACCATCATTAGCTGCATAAGCAGCAGCTCTTGTAAATCTTTGATTAAAATAAGTTGAAACTATATTTTGCCAGGCATTAGGTACACCACTTTTGTTTACAGCTCTTGCCATTTTTTTTATATTAGCTGGAGAAACTTCATCAGATCCTAAAAACTTAAACATTTTACCAACTGTTTCTGGTTTGTCAGCAAACTTAGCTGATCCTAAATCATCAAATAATTTAGTTAATGATCCTGTTGTAATTGGTTCTTCATAAGCTTTAGAAAATTTAGCATATTTAGCTTGAGCTTTACCCCATTCAGTATTTGATTTTAAAACATTTTTAACTGACTCAGTTAGATCCTGATATAATTTTCTATCTAAAACTGTACCACCTTGAAAATTACCTTGATTTTTAATTTGTCTAAATTCCATGTAAATGTTTTGCAACACTTGCCCATTACCATTAGATTTTTCTATTCTTTTAATTCTGTCTTTAACAATCTTAATTAATTCTGGAGATCCAGTTTCAGCTAATTTTGTAAATTCAGATTTTAAATTTGCAATTTCTTTAGATGAATATTCAAAATTTTTAATTTTGTCGCCACCTGACATTTTCCATAATTTTGTTCTTTGGTCATTTAAAATTACAGCAGCTTTTTTAAGTTGTTCGTAAGTTTGTGTATTATCTAAAGATTTATTTTTAGATATAATACCCATCTCCTCACCCCATTTATTAACAAATGTTTTGATTTCAGTTGGTCTATTTTTCCAAAATTTATCTACAACACTATTTCCAATAATTGACGATTCAATTGTACCATCCATTTTTTTAACAGATGCTTCGCCACTTGCTTCTGATGTCTTTAATATTAAACCTCTGTCTTTTGCATATTTTTGAACTTTTGCAGTTTCATCAATATTACTTGGTACTATATGTTTTGCTAATACAGATGTATTACCTCTACTTAACGCAAACACATCAGCAGCTAAATTTACACCAACACCAACACCAGTTCCAACACCCTCACTACCAGTTAAATTTTCTGTTCCTTGTGCAACTGCACCACTAGCAGCACCAGTAGCCATAAATGTTTTTGCAGCTTTTGCACCCTTAGCAAATAATCCACCAGGAGCAGCAAACTCTGCTGCTTTTCTAACATATTCACCAACATCAGTTTTAGTATCGTAAGTTAAAAAGTTTTCTCTTAAATATTTTCCTGGTCTTATTTTATTAGCTTCATCGGTTATTTTTTGTGAATATTCAGACTCCATATTTTTAATATCATCTTCACTAAAACCTACTGCCATAGCAGCCTTTTCAAATAAAAATCCACCAGCATTATCTAAAACATCAACAAGCATAAAAGGTAAATCAACTACATAAGATAAACCCTCAGCAGCTCCTACAGCAGCAGAAGCTCCTAAATCAACAGCAGTATCAACTGCACCAAGCTCTGACATGGTAACATTATTTTCTGAATTATTTGTTTGTGCTAATTGATTGGAGTTTTCTTTATTACTTTTTTGTTGATTAAGAATTTCTTCATCTAAATTTTTATAAAAATCTTCTAATTTTGCCATAGTTTATTTCCTATTAGTTTTTTTGATCTTCTAAATATTCTGTTAATATAGATTCCCAATCAATTCCTTTAAAAGTATAATTCATAAATCTTTTAGTTCTATCTGTATCCCACATTTTATCTTTTCTATAAGATGTAAATAATTCTGAAATAAACTCACCAGATGGTTTAACTTTAGTTTTTAAGTATTCACCAAATTCTTTTGAATAAACTCTATCACCATCTGCATTAGTTGTGTAAAGTTGTGCACCTTTAGTTTTTTGAAACTCTCTTGCATTTTCAATAACTTGTTTTTGAATCATCATCTGATTTTTTAACTTAGCTTGATATGTAGTTGGAGTATCTCTTTCACTTGGAATAGAGTCTTGTAACCAACTCATTTCTTTTTCACCAGCAGCTACACCAGTAATTTCTTTTCTGTATTGGTTAAAGTATTGTAAATTAGTTTGTTGCCACTCACTATAATTTCCTAAATATGCAGCTTCGTCTGCGTCTAACTGTAAACCAGCTAAATCTTTTGCTTTTAAAACTTTATATTTAGCTTTACCCTGAACAGTCAAAAACTCAGGCTGAAATTGTATTTCTTGTAAAACAAGATTGTCTTGTAATTGAGTTCCTGATAA